ATGTTATTTATACTGGTGCTCAAACTAAAAACACTATGGATGATAACTCTAAACAGCTTGCAGTATCTATTGATAAACATTTTCAAGAATGGGCAGATCTTCAAATTAGAGCAACTAAAGAGGGTGCGGAGTTACCAGAACATCCTGGGTATGACCAGATTATTATGTTAGCTAGGCAAATCCTAAGCCCACCTCAACAACAGCCACAACCACAGATGGAACCACAGGGACCTCAGGAGATGATATAAAATGGCACATTCAGTAATTAGTAAACTTGGTGTAGGAGCTACTCAATCGGGTACAGCTGTAACTACAACTTCAGGAAATAAAAATGTACATTTAATTAATGAAACAGACTCAGTACTTACACTAGATCTTAAATGTGCTGGCTCAATTAATGCAGCTGATACAAATATTCGTGTACCAGCAAAATCCTTTTTACATTATGTTCATGCTGGTGGACACGGCACTTGTGTAATGGAAAATGTAAAAACCACACATGGCACAGTTGCTCAAACTAATGAACGAATTTACCTTCATGGTCGTGTATAATGGCTAAAAAAACTGTTGAAGCACCTTCAGGTTTTCATTGGATGAAAGCAGGTTCGGGTTTTAAACTTATGAAAGGTGACTATAAACCACACCCTGGTGCGGTAAAGAAAGCATCCTTTGATATTCAAACAGTTCATAAAGGAAAGAAATAAATGGACAAATACCGAAAGACAGCTGAGAAGAAGCTGGGTAATAATAAATCATACGGAAATCAAAAGATCCATCCCGAAGAACTAGCAAGGCAATCCCATGTTAAAGGACACTTTGCCTCTAGGGAACGGGATGAGTTCTTTGATGAAGTATATGGTGAAGTCTTAATTGACTTTTTCCTTGAGTGGCTCAAGACGGATCCACATGAAACTAAATCTCGTGAGTTTCTCTACAGTTCTGCTATGGCACTAGGAAGTGTTAAGGAGAAAATGATGAACTTTGAGATGTACGGAAAGAACATTCCGCACCTACAGGAGGACAACAATGAGAACGATTGATATCGATGCTCTTATAACTAATTACAGAGAAATGATTAATACATTAGAGTATGACTCTATGCGTAGTGCAGGTAAAGCAAAACTTAATTCTGATAAACTTGTACACATGCATTCACTTATTGATCATTATACTAAGATAAAAAATTCTGAAAAGGCTAGTCCTAAAAAGGAGATAGCAAATGGAAAGTAATACCGAAGCGCCTGTAAGCTCTACCCAAATGGATGAACCTACTGCAGAGGTTAATAGTCAAACTGAAGAGGCTTTGCTGGCTGACATCATGGCGAACTCTGAGTTCGTAGATACTCTACCCAATGAGCAAGTACCTGAGTTAGACGCGGAAGACACTGATGAAGAAGACCCAGATACATCAGAAGAATCCGATAATGAAGATGATGAAGAAGAGATTGAAGAAGAATCTGAAGAAGACACAGACGAAGAAGATGCTGATGAAGAATCCGCTACCGATGAACCTGATGTGTTTGCTACAGATGACTTAGATCTAGAAGCTAAAGTTGTAGTCAAAATAGATGGCGAGCATACCGAAGTTTCTTTTGGTGACCTTATAAAAGGTTACTCTACTGAACAACATCTGTCTAAAAAGGGTCGTGAACTTGGTGATGCAAGAAAACAGTTAGAAGAAGAATACCAGGAAAAAGTTGGAGAAATCCAAAATTTATCTAAGGCATCTGCTGCTATACTGTACTCAAATGAACAAACTCTTTCTAAAGAGTACCATGATATCGAAGCTCAAATTGACAAAGCTCGTAAAGATGGTGATACATATGAAGTTGGCGAATTAAAAGATAAACGAGAACAAGTACAAAAAAGTTACTGGAATGCACGTAATCAACGTGAAGAACTAGTAACTACTCTTCAAAAGTCTGAACAAGAACAAAGTGAAAAAGAATGGAATGAACAAATTCAATATTTTAATCAAACTATTCCTGACATAATCCCTGACTTTAATGAAGATACTGCTGCAGCAATTCGTGATTTTGCTATTGAAGAAGGTATTTCTACCGAAATACTAGACTCAATTGCTGATCCTATTATTGTAAAGTTTGTCGATGATTACCGAAGACTTAAACAAGGTATTACTAAAGGTACTGTAAAAAGAAAAGCTACTCCATCTAAAAAAGCTCCGCTTAAGAAAGCTAAAACTACAACTCGCAAAAAACAAGATAAAGCGGCTGAAGTTAAAGCTAGAGCTATGAACCCTGATTCTTCTAATGAAGATCAAATGGAGTTTTTGAGAGGTCTTGCCAACCAATCTTTAAATCTTTAATACCTAGGAGGTATAATTAATATGGCTAATAATCTTGGTGTTCGCGGAACCGGAGGTCCACAAGGACCAGCTCGCGGAACTGGCAAAGATGTTTCCCAACGGGAAGATCTAGCAAACTTTATTACAATGATTACTCGTGATGAAACTCCTTTTACTTCATCTATTGGTAAATCCAAAGCAACAGCTATCTACCATGAATGGCAGACAGATCAACTAGAAGCTCCAGGCAACTCACGTATTGGTGAAGGTACAGATTTTATCGCACCAACTGCTGATGGTTCTGGCGGTACAGGTGCAACTCCAGCAACTGGAAATAAATTTGCAGTAGCAGGTCCTTTCCGCACACGTTTGGGTAACTACACTCAAATTAATGGTAAGACAATTGCTGTATCAGGTACACGCCGCGCAGTAGATCAAGCAGGTGTTGCAGACGAATATGCATACCAGCTTAAAAAGCGTGGAACTGAGCTACGCCGTGATGTTGAATTTGATATGATTCATTCATACAACACAGCTAATGCAACTGGTGTTCAAAACGCAAACTCACGTTCAGCTGGTGGATATCAATCCTTTATTAACTCAGCAACTACATGTAACTATGTAGGTCAGTTTGAAGCTCCTTCAGCTTCTTCTACTAATGCTGGTGTTGACGCACAAGGTACAGCAACTGTACGTGGATCAATTGCAGGTGGAACTAACGTACTTACTCGTGGAACTCTTGCGCTAACAGATATTGATTCTGTTATGCAGAAAATCTATGAGCAGGGTGGTAAGGCAACTAAAGTTATGTTGTCACCAAAACTTCGCCGTGACTTCTCAGATCTAATGGTTTCAGACACTGGTGTTGTACGTAACATTGACGCAGGTGGAAAACTTCGCCAGTCAGTAGACGTATATATGTCAGACTTTGGAGACTTGATGGTAGTTCCTAACTATATCATGGGTCTTTCAAACCCTGTTGCTATTTTAGGCGATAACGGTGCAGCACAATCTGGTGCTGGTATCCCTGATATGGCTGACTTTGCAGCATTGATTTATGACCCAATGTGGTTTGCTACAGCTTACCTACGTCCTATGCAGGAAGTAGATGTAGGCCAGCAAGGTGACTCAACCAAAGGAATGATGGTTGAAGAGTGCACATTGGAAGTACGCAACCCACTTGGTTGTGGTGCTATCTACGGTCTTAACTAGGCTATTTTAGGGGAGGTCTTTATGGCTTCCCCTTTCTTTTTATATAGGAGATAAATATGGCTGATCCAATGAAAGAAAAAAAACTAAAAGCAATTAAAAAGATTGCTAAAGGTATGGGTATGCCCCTAAAAGAGGGTAAAGATATAGAATACAAAGCAATGGGCGGTAATGTAGCAAAATACTACGGTAAAGGTGGTAGAGTTGCTGGATGTGGTCCTGCTCAAAACAAATCATAATTTAAAGGGAGATAAGTAAATGCTAGTTATTAGACTTGCTAATGGGAATACTTACCCAGCAGACAGATGCACATATCGTGTCGATGAGGCGGCAAATAAAATTACACACTTTGACCCTAACGCTGTAGTAGTAGCAGTAGGTAACCCACCAACAGTAGTAGGTACTACAGGCGCACGATTAGGCTATATTAAGGCTGGACGATTTGCCCCATATACGCAAACACCATAAGGAGACACGAGGACATGTCTAAAGAAACAGATTTTAAATTTCGCAGTTCAACTGTAGAAATAGATAAAGATATTCATGCTGGCTTTGACCTAGAATCGGGAGATTGGCAAGCAACTCAAAACATAACACAGTATAAAGAACAAGCTAAAAAAGACCGTGATCGTCAAGAATACTTTGGTCATACCAAGGGTAGCTATCGTAAAATGGCTACTATTCCTGATATTGTTGCAATTAAAATATTGCAAGATCATAATTTAGATCTACATGATCCTTCTTTTATGGGGGATCCTAACAATCTTAAAAAGCTTAAATCTATCCTATTGAGTGAATACCGAGATCTTGTAATTAATACTTAATTAGGAGGCCAATTATGGCGTTAACATACACACAGCTAGTTGCATTAGTGCGGGACTGGTCTAACAAAGATACTACAGTTCTTTCGGATGTAAGAATAAAAGATTGTTTACGCTATGCAGCAGATAAAGCTTACCGTAAACTTCGCGTATTACCTCTTGAAAACACAATCACTTATAATTCTGCAAGTTTGTTAGCAGCTACAGTTGCTAGTAGTAATTTAGTTCCTAGTAAAACAGAGTTGACGATATCATCAGATCTTATTGAGTTTATTCAAATTCGTGAAATTGATGCTAATGGTCAGCCTACTAGGGTCTTTAATGAGAAAACAGATTTAAGAACTTTTAATGATTGGACATCTAACAAATATAATTACTCTGCTTTTTGGACTAGAAAGGGAAATAGCGTTTTACTATCTCCTGGCTTTGATAGTTCAAACGGAGCAACTAAAGTAGAAATTCATTATTATCGTAGATTACCAGCATTAGACGCATTGTACAATGTTACACCAACAAACTTCTCAGCTGGATTACTTAGCACTTCTACTTCAGGAACAACAGGCGCTGTTCGACTTTTCTTTTCAACAGTAAATGGAGTAACAACACCTTTTGCAACACAGGCCGAAGCAACAGCTGCTGGTGGTACACAAACTAATGGTTACTTTGTTGGCAAATTAGCTTTTAACTGGTTGCGAGATGAAAACGAAAGAGTTCTTCTTATGGGATCTCTTGCAGAAGCGTTTGCTTATCTTCAAGATGATAGTCAAGCTCAAAAATACTTAGCTATGTTTATAGCTGAAATAGATGAATTAAATTTTGAAGACAACAAACGTAGTTCTTCAGGGGGTAACATTCAAATGACTTACAGTGCAGGAGGTTTATTATAATGGCTATACCAGCAACTCCAGACACCTCCAAAAGTGTAGGTGCAACTGATGATGCCTCTAAAGGTGGTCTTCTTAACACTGGTTCAGAAGCTATTTTGTCTGGAATTAATAACTCTATTGCAGCCAATACTGAAGCAGCACAAACCGCAGCAACAGCAGCGGGGACAAGTGCTACTAACGCAGCTACTAGCGCAACTAACGCGGCAGCAAGTGCATCAACCGCCTCTACTAAAGCCGGTGAAGCAGCAGCAGATGCAGTTGATACCGCAGCAGATGCAGTCTCTACTGCAGCAGATAGGGTACAAACAGGTTCTGATAAAACAGCATCTAATACTTCAGCAGCAGCAGCACTTGTTTCTAAAAACGCAGCAGCAGCTAGCGCAACAGCAGCAGCTGGAAGTGAATCTTCAGTAGCTACAAATGCAGCAGCGGCTGCGACTAGCGCAACTAATGCTTCAACTAGCGCTTCAACAGCAAGTACACAAGCAACTAATGCCGGCACCTCGGCTACTTCGGCAACTGCTAGTAAAAACGCAGCAGCTACAAGTGCTACTAACGCAGCTACTAGCGCAACCAGTGCAAGTAATAGTGTAACTGCTGCAACTACTGCTAAGACAGCAGCAGAAACAGCAAAGACAGGTGCTGAAACAGCAGAAACTAATGCATCTACAAGTGCTTCAACAGCAAGCACACAAGCAACTAATGCTTCGAACAGTGCATCTACAGCAAGCACACAAGCAACTAATGCTAGCACAAGCGCAACGGCAGCAGCTACAAGCGCTACTGCTTCTGCTACTTCAGCCACTGCTTCTGAGACTGCTAAGACAGCTTCTGAGACTGCTAAAACAGCAGCTGAAGCAGCTTTCGATAGTTTTGATGATAGGTACTTAGGAGCAAAATCAAGTGATCCTACAGTAGACAATGACGGTAATGCTCTAATTACTGGTGCTTTATACTTTAATTCAACTTCTACTACTATGAAAGTGTATACAGGCTCAGCTTGGAATGCAGCTGCAACGCCAAGCGCAAGTACTGTAAACCCTTTAATAGATGCACATCTTAATCAAAGTACTGCATCATCTGGCGAATTATTAGGTTGGAATGGAAGCGATTATGATTGGATTTCTGCTGGTGGAGGTGGTGACTTACTTGCCGCAAATAATTTATCTGACGTAGCTAATGCAGCAACTGCTAGAACTAATTTAGGTTTAGCTATTGGATCTAATGTTCAAGCTTATTCTTCTGTTTTAGCGGGTACAACAGCATCTTACACAACAGCTTTAAATACTAAGTTGTCAGGCATTGAAGCTAGTGCAGACGTTACTGATGCTACAAACGTAGCTAGTGCTGGCGCATTAATGGATAGTGAAATTACTAACCTTGCACAAGTAAAAGCTTTTAACAGTTCAGACTACGCCACATCGGCTCAAGGAACCCTAGCTACTAATGCATTGCCTAAATCAGGTGGTGCTATGACAGGAGCTATTACTACTAATAGTACTTTTGATGGTCGTGACGTTGCTACAGACGGGACTAAATTAGATGGTATAGAAGCCAGTGCTGATGTAACAGATACGGCTAATGTAGTTTCAGCACTTACTGCAGGTACAGGTATTACAATTGCAGGTAATGGAACTATTGCTTCGACAGTTACAACAACAACATCAGCTTCTGATTTAACATCAGGCACTTTACCTGATGCACGTTTTCCATCAGCATTACCAGCTATCTCCGGTGCAGCTTTAACAAACCTTCCAGCTAGTGGCATAGCAAGTGTAGCTGCCGATACTTCCCCTCAACTTGGTGGAAACTTAGATGTTGTTACACATGATATAGTTAGTACATCTAATAGAAACATAGACATTTTGCCTAATGGTTCAGGTAAAGTTAATCTTGATGGTAATGGATCTAGTGGTGGTGTTTCGGTATCTGATGGTCTTGTAGACATTCGCACAGGAACAGGAAATCGTTCACAAGTTAAATTTTATTGTGAAGTTAGTAATGCACACGCACAAACAATACAGCCGCAACCCCATTCGGCAGGTGTTACTAACACACTTACGTTACCTGCAGGTGGCAATCAAGAACTTGTAGGTACAACAGCAACACAGACTCTTACTAACAAGTCTATTGCAGCTTCACAACTTACAGGCGCACTTCCAGCAATTAGTGGTGCAGCTTTAACAAACCTTCCATCATCAACTGATAGCACTAAAATGCCTCTTGCTGGTGGTACGTTTTCTGGCAATGTTTCGTTTCCAAATAACGAGACTGGTAAACTTTTAATGGGTGGTTCTAATCTCCAAATAGGAGGAAACTCTTCTTATTATGGAAACAAAAACATTATTGACAGTGGCCTTGATTTAAAGTTTGGAATGGGCAGCAACAAAACTTGGGGTATCTACCGCGCTAATATGTCTGATAAAATAATGGAAGCTATAGAAGGCGCAGGCATCCATCTTTATTATAATCAAAGTAAAAAGCTTGAAATAACAAATACTGGTGCAACCGTAACAGGAACCTTAGCTGCAACAGCCGTGACTGGTAATGGAAGTGGATTAACTAATCTTCCAGGTGGCGCTGACCTTTATGCAGCTAATGAAAGCAATCCAGCGGCCCAGCCAAGCGCAACTGGAACTAACGCAATAGCAATTGGCGACCAAGCAGTTTCAAGCGGTACTGATTCTTTTGCAATTGGAACAGATACTGACGCTACAGGAACTTCATCATTAGCAATAGGAAAAGGCGCACAAGCAACTGCAAACCATAATTTAGCTATAGGTTTAAATGCTAGTGCGTCTGCCGAAAGAGCTATAGCAATTGGCAACAATGGAGTAGTTGCAGGCTCTACTTATAGTACAGCAATAGGCCATAACTCAGGCACTGGTGGCTCTGTTACTGCTACTGGTTCAGGAGCAACGGCTCTTGGCGGTTCTCGTGCTGCTGGCGCAGATAGCCTAGCGGCGGCTATTGCTAACAACACATCAAGCTATGGTGCGACTGATGGCAATACTATTGCTATGGGCAGTTCTGCCAAAGCAAGTTTATATTTTGCAACAGCAATAGGTGGTTACACAGTTGCAAGCGGGGGTTGGTCTACTGCAATTGGCTATGCCTCAGAGGCAACTGCTAATTTTGC